CCCTCCCCAAGCGCTTTCGGAATACACCTGTGGGAAGCGAGCCATATCGTTTTGTTAGTGTAACAAGCATTTCCTCATAGTTGGCCCGAGCGAATGGAAGAAGTTCATTGTTACTGAGAGATTCGTAGACCAGAATCACTGTTTTTTGCACTAAGACTTCGATGGCCTCTGGCGGGATTCGAGGCACGGCTTGGTCTGTATTGAGTGGGCGGGGCTTTCGTAGGTACCGAACATCGACATCATAGGCTGCGTCAGGGAGAGGGGAAAGTTGGATGCCCGAGTAGCCATGGATATCTCTCCAAGGCTCATCGAAGTTCACCAAGTCTCCCCGGAATGTCACGAAAGGCTCTTGCCCATAAGACCAGTCGATGAGGAAATAGTCTTCGGGATCTCCCACGATAGCTTGGGTTGATACCGTCCTATCAGACGAGACTCGTCGAGCATAGATCCGTTTCCACAGCCCTGAGCGGAGATACTCAATGGCACTGGCATTTCCAGTCGTAAAGCCGTAAGGAGCCCCCACATCGGGCGTCTCAATGTTGATCGCCTCTGCTATGTTGTCGACCGTGACTTGAGAACTCAGGGGGGATGGGGCACTTTCCCAGCGGGGTTGACGGAGAACCTGTTTGGTAAACGCAGTTGCGCCCCCATACGAAGTTTCTACTTTGTCCAATGTGCCCCAACACACCGTATAGAAGAACTCGAATGTTCCTTGGGGCTGTTGATAGGCATTAGACCAACCCGAGGTGCTGGGCACTACCATAGCTTTTGCAGCCAATGTCGGGGCAGAAAGCTGGAAATAGTCGGTGCGAAATGCTTTTCGCGGTGACCCTGATGCGTTTGAGCCTTGAATGTCATCCCACCACTGCTCTTCCGCTTCGTCGGCATAGACAAGAGAAACGGGTTCCCGGCGAGTGTCGTCCCAGATGCGAAGGCTCCGGACCTCAATCATATCTGACGGCAGATAATAGGAGTGGGTGTAGATCCGGTAGTCGAGCCGAGTGTACTCAGCCGAAGATGATGAACCGTCATGAAGGTCGAGGGGCTGATCTAAGGAAATGTAGTCGGTGTGTGTGCCTGCACCAGTGTTCGTATCTCGGCTGTACCAGATCCTACGAATGCGGCGACGGTGAACTCTTCCAGCACTGTCCGTGATTTCGAGCCAGCGGCCATCCCAGGGATGAGGGACATGAGCATCTACATAGGTAGAACTATCCAGATTCCACTCTGTGATGCTTGCATCATCCCCAGATGGGTCTCCATCGGTGATGGCATATGCCCGTGACCAAACGACCCCTTCTGTCGTAACAGGAGCCCTGACTTGGGTCAGCCCGTCGTTAGTGATCGCCGTGTTGGTCTTAGCATCGGGCTGTGTACGGATAGATGCCTTGTCCTCAAAGAAGAGGAAAGGCACTTCCAACGCAAGCTGCTGATAGGCTCGGTTAATGAACCTATTCAGCTTGCTTTTCAGGTCAGTAGAAGTGTTGGGTTGCCAGTCAATCTGATCGAAGATTGCTTGCCGGATGTCGGCACGATTCATCGGTCACGCCCCTTGGGGGCCTATCGGCAACCCCTCCTACTTATTTTAACCGCAGTTAATGTACGCTGTTCCGGTGGCGTCAGCGCCAATCGCTGTAGCAGTGTGGCCAATAACGCCGATGTTTGCGCTAAGAGTCGCAGCGTCATCTGCATAATCGAGGGCAGTTCCAGCCGTACCCGCACCACCAGAGGTAAATGGAGTATCGAGAGTCAGACCACCAGAACCAGCCAGAATAGTACCTACTCCACGCTTCAGGATAAATCCGTAAGAGCCAGCAGCGATAGCATGTTGAGCAACTCCCAATGTCATAACCTTAGCTTGGTGAACAGTGACGGGAGCAATCAAACCGCCATACCAGTCATTCGTAGTTTCGCTTGGATCACGGTAAATGATGTTGCCAGCGGCGAAGGCAGTCGAAGCCTCATCATTAAACACATAGACCCAAATCTGGGGACCAGCGTTGTTTGTGACGCCACCAGCGCCGCCCTTAGTGGCAGGAAGCGTTACCTCGTAGCCAAGAGGGAATCGCTGCGGCGAGGCAGTGGTACCCAGGTCAACTTGGGTAACTTTAGATGGAAATGCAGTTCCGCTCATGGTGAGAACTCCTAACTAAGCGATGTTACCGCCAGTGACGGCGAAGTTGGCAGAGAGGAAGTCACAGTACATGCCCATGTAGAGCACATATTCGAACTGGTGTGCATCCATGTCAGGGCGACGGATGGGACCACGGACGGAGAAGTCTCCCTTCGTTTCCATCTTGTCATCACTGCCCAGGGTGTAGGCGTGCCAGGTTGAAGACTTCAGACCATAGATGACACCGTTATCGGCACCGCCAGTCGTGAACTGGGTCGTGTCCAGAAACTCATCCAGGTACATCGTGGCCTTCAGGAACTTGACGCCCTGAGTGACATCATCAACACCGGCCTCACCCTTGACTGCATCTTCAACGATGATGCGATCTTCGAGAAGGTCGATGTAGTTTGAGAAGCTGGTCTCATCAGCGATAAGCATGTCGACTGGGCCGAGCAGCTTACCCTTACGAGAGGCGCGGAAGTATTCCTGACGAAGCGTCGAAATACCATCAGAGGCCATCGAGGTGATTTGACCGTATCCGTTATGCCAACCCGTCGTACCCGACGTACCTTCCTTAGCGAGGCCGAAGACCGTGTCCGTTTGCGAAGCTTTAGCCGCAAAGTCGAACACGCCAGCGCGGGCAGTGCCTTGTGGGCTGTAGGTCGTGTCACCGTTGAGGGTGAGGAAACCGCCAACACCAGAACCATTTCCGTTCAGGAGTTGCTTGGCAATCCGCTGGTGGAAGTCCATCAAGGCAGCTTCGGGATACTGCTTGATGAGATGCTCGACATCTGCCGGGCCAGTCGCTTCCGCCATGTCCTTGTCAGGAACGAGGAAAGAGTAGATGAGGCGAGCCGCGTAGGTGTCACCCTTCGCAGTGATATCGGCGCGGGTTGCGGCCAGACGCTCACCACCATCAACGACGTGAGTCACATCACCGGGACCGCCAGTGATGACACGGAACTCCTTGTAGGGTCCGCGCAGACGACTACGCTCAATGTTTCCATTCGTGACAATCTTCTTGAGAACTGGAGACCAGGTCTCAAAAAGGTTCTGATACCTTGGAGCAAGCTCCTGAAGTGCATCATTCAGGACTTCAGCGGAAATAGCCATGGGGTTACACTCCTAATAAGAGCTGTTCGCGAAAACAGGTTACCCTGTGCGACGTTTGAATGCACGCTCAACAGCAACGCGGCGAGCATCACGAATGTTGAAAGCCTTGTCGGAAACTGACTTTTCGGCACTCTCAGGCATGTTTGCCGCTGAGCTTGCGCCCGCTGTCATTTCGGCGGCAGCACGGGGTTGAGCCGCTTGCGTCTCGGATAGGCCAGTATCCACCTTAGCCATCCGGATGGCATACGAGGCTGGAACTCCCTGCGCAATATACCCAAGGGTATTGTGTACGAGGTTCTCGCTTCCAGACCGGACAAACTCGATTGCAATCTCAGCATCAATCCCAGAGTCCAAGAACTTAACGAACTGGTCTTTCTTGTCGTCTTGGTCCAGAACCTCTGCGTGCTCTTTGCGGAACTCTTGGGCCCATTGATGGGCTTGCTGTTCTTCAGCCTGGCGAACTTCTGCCATCTTAGATTCGTATTTCTCAATACGAGAATCATAGTCGGCCTTCTGCGTTTCCCATTCCGATTTGGACTTCTCATGTTTTTCCATCTCAGCCTGGGCTTGGGCGAGTTTTTGCTGGAAATCTTTTCCGACATCCTCACCTTCGAGAAGAGCCTGATAGAGTTCCCGGTCTTGCTCAAGCGAGTTGCGTAGGCCGTCTATTTCTTGTCGAAGGTGTGTGCTGACATTCTCATGGATAGGCCGATAGGACTCTGGTAGTCCTTCAGCTTGACCATCCCAAGAACCAAAATCGAACTCAGGAAGACGGTACTCGGGCTCTGCTGGAGCTTCTTCCGCAACCGCTTCCGGAGCAGGGGCTTCCTCAATGGCTTCTTCTGAAGCACTATCAGCTTCGACGCTTTCGGATGAAGCTTCTGCTTCTCCTTCCGTAGATTCTTCGGTTTCAGTAGCCTCACCGGCTTCCATTGTTTCATCTTCATAGCTTCCAATCATTCGGTACCTCCTACAGCCTTTTCGGCTGCTCTACGCCGAGCCTCTCGGAACGGCATTTCTTCCTCTTCCATGGGAGCTTCTTCTATCGCAGCTTCTGGAACTTGGTCTCCTGGGGGAGTGCCTGAACGGACGAGTTCAAACCCCATACTCCGAAGTGCATCGAGAACCTGTGATGGCTCTGTTACCCCAGAAGCCATCACGTTTGCGAGAGCGGTTTCAGCGTCAGCGCCGGAAGGCATGGTTTCTTCTGTGTCTGTGAGAGCTTGTTCTGCATCAGCTTCTACTGCCCCACCTTCCAGTTGTCCTGCTCCTGCTTCTGAGGGGTCAAGACCCATTGCAGCAGCTTCTTGTTCAACACTTTGTAGCTCACTTTCCAGGCTCTTAACGATGTCTTCTGGGGACATTTGAGCATAAGCGGCGGGATCGTTAGCTGGCATTTTTAGCTCCTGCATCGAGAACTATCTTCGATGACGTTTTAGCGATTTCTTTCTTCTTCTCAGACTGGAAGTTCCGCCAATCCTTATAGCCTCGACCTTGCACACGCTTCTCTCGGCGTTCATGCAGCTTCTCTACCTTCCTCTTCCATCCACCACTTGACCTGTCAACGAGACGGCAAGTGGGATTCTCCTTGAGGTACTGACGCACCTCAGAGTTGGACTCCGCCTTCAGCCCGGCAGAGTTGATGACGAGAGGATTCGAGGAGATGATTCCGGCAGTCGCAAAGGTAGTTGGCAACTTCTTAGCCGTAGCCCCACAATCAAGGCACTCGATTTCCCATGGGGCTGTTGCCCGAGGGTAGAGAGCGTCTTCGATGATACCGCATTCCGGACAATCAATATCGTAGAGAGGCATTAGCCCATGTCCTGTGGCATTGCCGCGTCAGCAGCTTGTCCGCTTGGAGTATCTCCAGCGCCCGCAAGAGCATCAACGAGCTTCTTAAAGATATTGCCGGTCTTCTTACTTCGAGACTCTGCAATACGGGCTTGGACTTCGTCACCCGCATCTGTCCTCAGAGTCATCTCAAGAGTTCCGCCGGACGGCTGTTTGGCCCTCAGAGGGCGAATCTCTTCTCCCGGTTTGAGGGACGAGGGCGTCCGTCCCATTGCAAGTGGCTGGAGCCCCAATCTCGGTCCTGGGGTTTCCGCTGTCGCCGCTGCTATGCTCTCCGTTGTGGAGGCAGAGCCAACATCTATGGGATCAATCTTACCTTCCGGCTTTTCACCTATGTCAGTAGACATAGCCTCCACCTGTGCCCGCTTGGCAACAGCGTTTTCGGCTGCCATCCTTCTGCGCTGTGGCGTTGGGACTTCGGCCATGCCTGCTTCATCTGCGCCGAGCCGAGGAACAGATCCGCCAATCTTTTCCATCTCACCAGCGGTCTGCTGCCACGCTGAATCCTTCAAAGGATCTGGAGCACGGAAGGGTTCCGACTCGCCACCTTTTCTTCCTCTTTGAATCTCTGACTCACCATAAAGCCCTTCTTCGATTGCGGCATCGGGGCCAAAAATGTAGGCATAAACAGACCTATCGAGGGCTCCCTGGTCCCACAGCAGCTTGGCCAGATCAGGGCTTGCATTGAGCGCATTCGCCTGCTCGTTAGTCATTGCCTCAATAGATAGTTTCCCATCGGGCGATGTCTTAGCCATGCTCTCCAACTGACCGACGAATGACGCAAGCTCTCGATCAGT